TTACCTTTTTATTTGTAGTGGTTACATCCATTTCTAATGGAATAAACCACCCCCAATCATCTTCTTTTTCTGATTCATCATCAAAAATATACATATTGATTAGGTAGATATAAAATTTATTAGAGTGATAAATTATATATAATCTATTTTAATTATTTGATTGGAAATGGACGTTATTGGACTGAATTTGATTTAATTAATTACTAGATTAATAATATCAATTTTTTATTTTTTTAGAAGTTTTTTAGAAGTTTTTTAGAAGTTTTTTCGTTTTTTTGGTAACATTTCTATTTTTTTTGGATTTTCTATATTGTCTTGAACGTATGTATGCAGCATAAACACCTTTCTTAGAAATTTTGCATGTGTTTTTTTTACAAATTGGAAATGATTTGCCTTTCCCTAAAAAGCATTTTTTACCGCATTTCTGTAACATGACTGTTCTTTGATGAAATCCGGGTTTCTCATTTTTCCATCCTTTCCAAGGTGCATTTGTCATTTTAGTATGTGTTATATATTACAATAAGATTATAATAGTATAGTGTATATAAAACTAATTTGGATAGATTTGGATGGATTTAATAAAAATTGAATCAACAAATACATTGAGTGATTTGAATGAATCACCGAATAATATAAAAATAGATCAAAATGATATTTTGGATGAAAGTACAATCAACATTCATTTATTGAAAAATACATTTAATATTTTAAAAAACAACAAACATGATGATAAAAAAATACAAGACAAATATACGATAGATATATCTCACATGTCTGAAAGTAATAGTGATATTTCAGACAGTGACAGTGACAGTTTTCAGAATGATAATAGTAACCATATTAATTTTAAAAGATACAGAAAATTGAATTATAGAAATGTCGAGAGTAAAATCGATAAATATTATTCTGACATTAATCACAAATATTCATCGGCACTGGATATATTGGCTAGTTATTTAAAGGGTCAAAAACTTATTTATATGGAATCGAAGCATTATTGTGATCAACGATTAAATAAATTAATGATGCCAGCTATTTTATTATCAACTTGTGTTACTGTTTTAGCCTCTATCGTTTCTAATTATGGATGGGGATACATGTTAATATCAGCAATCAACGCATTTATTGCTTTTTTATTGTCATTGGTGAATTATTTTAAATTGGATGCCGCATCAGAAGCACATAAAACATCGGCTCATCAATATGACAAATTACAAAGTTCTGTTATATTTACTTCCGGATCTATTCTATTGTTTCGTGATTGTGAAATGGAAAAGAGTTTATATAAAACTCATGTATCCTCAGAGGAGAAAAATGCATTGAAAGTCAAAATAAACAGTTATAAAAAAGAATTGGAACAAGAAATGACAAAAAAATTATATGAGGTTGAAAAAAAAATATCAGAAATAAAGGAAATGAATCAGTTTATTATTCCACGTGATATTCGTATGCGATATCCTATCATATATCACACCAATATATTTTCAATCATAAAAAAAATTGATGATTATCGGAAAAAGACAATCACAAGTTTAAAAAATGTTAAAAACGAGATTCGTTATATGAATCGTCGGCGAATTATGAGTGGTCCGGATGTCAATGATGAAGCAAAATACATACGTTTGTTTTCTCTCAAACGTGATTTGATAAAAGAGATTTTGCTTTTGAAATCCGCATTTTCTATCATTGATCAAATGTTTCATCAAGAGATAAACAATGCTGAAATTCGTAAGAAATATTGGATATATTATTGGTTAGAATTTACATGGTTTAAAAAGGATATAAAAGGGGACATCATGAATCCTTTAAAATTAAATCCATTTATAGATAATTTGTTGGATCCTTTTCAAAATCGTATAAATATTTGCTGTGATAATAGTGATAATATATATTAGTACATAGTTTTACGAAATATAGTTTATGTATTTCGTAAAATTTTTATTAATTTGTTGGGTTTTTATAAAGTATTTGTTTCCAGCTTGCTGGATTTGAACCAGCGACCAATTGATCACAATTAGATTGTGTTTTTACCTCTACAGTCAATTGCTCTACCAAACTGAGCTAAAGCTGGTCTTATTAATTATGTTTTTGCTTTTATATTGTTTTTTGTTATTATAGTTCAATACTTGATTTTATGGATTGATATGATAATTCTAATACTTTTTTTGTTCCACCTTGAAAATGAATAGTAATAGTTCGAATTAATTGATTATTATTTGTAATAAAATAATATTTATTATTGTTGTTGGCTATGTTTTTTATATTATTATTTTTTTCATATGTATTTTCTCCGTCAAATCCATAAGCATCTGATAAATTATGATCAAATATCATTTCTTCATTATTTATATTTAATATTTCATTTAAATCTATAATATTTTCTATTATTTTTTCAGAATAAATCAGATAATATATTGTCATATCACAAATACCACCACCAATATTATTATTTTTATGCCAATTAATTTTAGGTTCTATTAGATTTAATTTTGATTTATTTCCATAAATATCAAAGCATAATTCTATGAATTTCTCACAAAAATTTATATCTAATAATGAATTATGAATTGATCCTACCATATGATATGCGTTTTCCACTTTTTTTTGTATTGAGTAAGCTATACTACTATCTTTTGTGAAAATATTATTAATATTATCTAATACAACACAATCACTGTCTGTATGAAATGCTTTTTGAATATTTTTTTTTATCAAAAAGATTTTTAAATAAAACACTCTTAAAAAACAATTTAATTCGTAATTGTAACCGTTTGTACTATAATTTGTAAAACATTTTTTAAATTCGGTTATTTCATTAGATTCTAACTCACTAATATTAATAAATTCAACATTTTTATTATCAATAAATGTATTCATATTTGATTCATCGCCTATTAAATAAACTTTATTGTTGTGTGCAGATAAATTAATACAATTTTTAAAATATTCTTGATTACCATTTACATGGAAAACAACAACTGGTATTATCTTGTTGTTTTTCATTATCTTATTATTTAAAATTGAAATGTTTTTATGTTCTTTTTGATTTCGAAAATATAAATAAAATTGATAATGGAAAAAAGCAAAATGATTGTTAATAACAATAACAATAACAATAACATTAGTCTTTGTATATCTCGTGTTATGAATCATGTAACAAAGGATGTTATTAAGGATGTTCTAACTGATATTGGTCTAGGTGAAATATCCCATATTGATATTATTCACAAAAATAATAATGGTGATGTTTACAAGGTTGTGTTTATTCATTTTAAACAGTGGTTTGACAATGAAAATTCTAGTAAAGCAATTGAACGATTGTCATCGGGTAAAGATATTAAAGTAATTTATGATTTTCCATGGTTTTGGAAATTAACTCCGAATAAATCCAAATATCATTTTTGATATTATAGAAATTAAACATATCTTGTATAGAATTTATATTTATAAGAATAACTTTTAGAATGTCTAAAAACGTAAGGGTTACAAAAGATTTATATAATGATAAAAAAATTACTATTAAAATTGAGGGTGGATTGGTTGTAGAGAGAAATAAATTTTTTTTTAAATTATTATCTAAGATGGAGGGGGTTATAGGATTTACGACAAATAAAGAATATGATAGTGCTTTTTTTTATGTGAAGAAAGATTTTTGTTCCTTGCGTGATTTTTTTAAAAGAATTGTAAATAATTGTGGTTACGGGAGTGGTTATAATGATGAGGGTGGAATATCATACGATCAAGCTGTTTTTATGGCAGACAGTCTTTGTCAACAGGTTATATTATTTTCTGATTATGGTTGGGGATTTTACTGTTTTTTATTAGACAATGTTTATGTTATAGACAATCATAATTTTATTTATTTGGGAATCGAACATTTGGTTGAGCTTAGTGGTGATGGTGGGATTGGTGGGCAAGAGAAAACCATCAATTTTACGGTTCCTTTTCCAGAAAAAATGATGATCATGAGTGGAGTTGGAGAGGACATGAATTTATTTATCTGTCCAGAAATTAGAAATATGAAACAATTACCATTTAGGATTGTATATTCTGCGACTTATTATCATTTAGCTTCTTTGATTATTTATTGTATGTTTCATAAAAATATTTGTTTTAGCGGGGATGATGTTGAGGATGGGTATGTGGGTGAAGACGGTAAAGGTGGTGTATTAATAGCAATTTACAATACAAAACTTTATTGGTTTCTTATTCGTTGTTTGCATAATGAACCTTTAAAAAGAATTTTATTATGGGTTTAGCAGGGTTTGTTATGGATTGTTAGGGGTTGTTAGGGGGTGTTAGATTAGATGATAATAAAATGTATGTGATATATATAAACTATTTCATAAATATACAAATAATAGTATAAGTATAAATATAAGTATAATGTCAATTGTAGCTTTTAAAAAAAAATCGGTTATTTTATATGGTTCCAATGTTTCTGGTAAGCCTCCTGGTGGGTTTTGGTTAAATCGTGGTCCATTTGGTAAGGAAAGTACTATTGGTGCGGGGGGGAATTCCGGATTTTCATTGGTCGGTGGAAATAGAAATGTTGGTTACGTAGGTCAAAGCATGGCCATGTCTAGAAATGGAACTCCTTTTCACGGTGTAAATGCTTTTGGGTCTGGTGGTTGTTGCAATAAATATTATAATCGCGATCATGTTTATAATGTGAATCGTGTTATTGTTTTAGGCGATCAATCGAAATATATAAAACCATCCAATGTTTCGCCATATTGGGCTACACATACAAAATATAGATGGATTAATAGTGGTAAGTATCCAAACTATTGGGTTCAACCTAATTATACAGGCAATCAAACGGATACTGTTAGTCAAGGAACATATATACAAAATGTATCCAATGCTAATACATGTAATATCGATATTAATAATTCAGACGCGTATAGGTGTCACATTGTAAATCATGGACCTACGGATTGTTATACTACAACGGCTCGTTTTAAATTTAATAACATGGTTGGTAATGCGCCTTATACAAAAACAATTAAACAACCAATTAATTCTAGTCAATATACTACTTATATGCAACGTGGATGCGCATTACCAAAAGGTAAAAATAAGCCTTTTCCTTTTGCTGTAAATGGTGGATGTAATACAACCAATGATACTTATGTTGAACCCCCTGCTTGGTATACCTCTGATAAAAATGATAGTGTTGTTCCTGGTTGATTTTAATGCGTTATTTATAATTATTTTAGGGATTTATAATATTTAATAGTTTTTGATTTTTTTTATATACTATATATATAATAAAATGTTATATAGAAAACTACAAGCAATAAAGCATTTAAATATAGCTAACTATCCAAATGTAACATTTGTTTTTGATGACAATAAGTTACAAGTATGTAATTTAACTGAATCTAATTTACATGGTTTGAGAATGTATGTAAATGGTTCACATTCGGAAGGTGTTGTTAATGTATATTATAGTGATTTTACACTAGACAACGACCATAACAAATATAATCATCCGGGTATAACACACCATCTTAATAGTCTTTTACATGTAAATAATGCTGTTGCTCTAGAGAACGACAAAAAAGTATTTACTGCATTTCAACCACATGAAAACAAAAGAGTAATGATGGATGAGGTGTTAGAGCGAGTAACAACGATTGATGCCACAGCTCCAACTACAACCGGAAAAATCAAAAGATATTATGTTACATTTGAAGAAATATATTAAGATGTGAGTTAAATTTTTAATAGTAGATTTCCAACTAGAAATTGAATGGATTGTGAAATTAATATTTTAATTATATAAATTTTTTGTATTATATTATATTATAATACAAATTTCAATAAAATTCGAATGTGTAAAAAGGTAAATGATGATGAACAAGGAGAACAAGAAGTCTATACATCCAAATTATTTCTTATAGAAATCGGATTATTAAAAAGGTTTAATTCGAGTATAATAACGGATATTTCTCCAGATGGTCATACTCTTACTATCTCCAACATAAGCGAACGAGATATGATTAATATTCCATTGGTTACAAATGACCCGTTATATGATGCCGTTATGACACTTGAAGGTTGTTCGGTTAATCTTAACAATAGACACATTGACTATGAAATTCCTGGGTTTTATCAAATATTAGAACCAAAGATAGGGGTTGAAGATGCTACTGCTTTTACTAATAATAAAAAAACATATACACCATTTTTGACAGGTTTTAAGTGTGGAACTGTTAATCAGCTATGTGATAATCTTTCAGGTTTAACTTATCTTTCACCTTCTACATACGGCCATGTTAAAACATATACTCTTGTATTTCATAATAAAAATTCTGCTGGTAGAATTTTAAATTATAAATAAATGAGTAATATTAAATCATTTGCAGATCTTAAGAAAGCTCAAGAGAAAGATGAAAATATTAGATTACGCTAGAGATAAAGAACGTCATAACACGAAAGTAGGTATAAGAAAATTTGTCAATGGTTGGAAAGATAAGAGGAAATGGAAAGAAGCTGGAGAAGATATAGGTGAGGGCCTTTTTCTACACTTGAATATCTTGAAGATAGGGAGTAGGGCCATCATGATGATTAAAACTGTGTAACTTTGTATATGTGGTTTTAGAAACAATAAAACTAAAAATAAATTTAAATATAAAAATATATAACATTATATCTGAATTATGTCTAATTTTGTTCGTGATAGTAATATGGTCATTGATTTATTATCAAAAAAATATGGTTCATTTATGTTTTTGAAGGTGTGTGTTGACGACGATGATTTTGATATTAAAAAAGCGTATATAGAACACATTTTTAAACATAACACAAAGGTATTTAGTGAAGACGAACCCTTTTTTGACTCTGGTTTTGATTTGTTTTTTCCGTGTGTGGATGGACATGTATGTGGCGGTCTTCCTGTGGTGAATAAAATTGATTTCAAAGTTAAATGCTCGGCTAGTATCCTATACAAAGATGGATCTGAATATGTAACTGGTTACACGTTGTTTCCACGTTCTAGTTTGAGTAAGACACCATTGCGTTTGGCTAATTCAGTAGGTGTTATTGATTCTGGATATCGTGGAAATATTATCGGTATGTTTGATTGTAAGTGTCAAGAGTTTACAATTAATTATATGGACCGATTGTTACAAATATGTGCTCCTACTATGTGTCCTATCTATGTTGAATTGGTTGAAAAGGAGACTGATTTGGGTATGAAGAGTAGTAGAGGAGAAGGTGGGTTTGGATCTACTGGTAGGTAGGCTGTGGATGATTGATAGGTAATTTTTTTAGATATGTAATATATATGATATGAAAAAGAAAATCATATATATTCGATTATTTAGTATTATAGGGATAATATGTATTTTTGGGTTTATTCTCGTTGTAGTAGTAGGTTTATTTAATAGGAGAGGCAGGGAAGGATACACAAACAATAGTGTAGATATTTATAATAATTTGGGTTTTAGTGGTAGGGGTAGTGGTAGTGTTGGTGGGGGTAGTGGTGGTAGGGGTAGTGGTGGTAGGGGTAGTGGATATGATGATGGTATAGCAGATAAATGGGGATATGGATGGGGCGATCATGTTGTTAAACAGTTTTTGGGGTTACAATCTACTATTAATCCTGCTTATATATTTGATGTTAATAAGATGCAAAAATATATTAGTAAAGATGAGGTTGTGGATTTTTTGGCGAATGGTAAATGGTATTGGTCGGATGAAACAAAGCAGAAGTACTTGAACTATATTGATCGTGATGATAGATCAAAAGAATGGGTTGATGCGAGGTTTGATATGAAACTTTTACAAACCGTTTATTCTGAAAGTGCTATTCAAAAATTGCTTGGGGAAGAAGGATGTGGTGGTGTGAAAAGAAATAAGATGGGTGTGTTTGTGGTGGATGAAAATGTCGATGTTTTGTATGAGGGATATGAAAAAGACGGTTCTGGAATAAGGACTTTTGGTGTCAATAGCGGATTGTTATCGAATGGAAATTGTTGTTATGATTTGTTGATGTGAGGAGGAGGGAAAGGGTGCGAGGGATGTGGTTTTATGTTTGTATTGATTTATCTTTGACTAAAACCGCGCATCAGTTTCATGGCTGTTGGCGTTGCATAAACATTGTTTATTGGGTCTGTTAGGTCTGTTAGGTCTGTTGTGTCTGTTGGGTCATTGTCAATATTAACATTATACATTTGTTGTCTTCCTTGAGACGTTGATCTTGCATTTATATAACTTTGCTGATTTGTTGTACCTATTGTTTTTAATGCTATATTCATATCGTCACATAATGTTTTAATAAATTGTTTGTCTTGTGTGTGGTTGTTTTGTTCTAAATAATCTGTCATAATTTTCAAATGATTACTCATTCGTGATTTTAATAAATATAATTTTGATCTAGGTGGTTGTGGTGTTGGATTTGATTGTATTTGCGGTTCCGAAATGTCATCAACATTTGTGTTTGTGTTTGTTATATGGCTGTTTAAACTTGGTGGTGGAAGAAATGGCACGTCGTTGTAGTTTATCGTGGCATATGATCTCATAGCATAGCTTCGTTGTAATAATGGTGGACGTAATGTTATTAAGTCACATTCATCACTATATGAATCATCACTATATGAATCATCACTATATGAATTTACGTATTGTCTTGCTTCATACAACAATCTTTGTGTGCAAAGTCGGAAAATATGTTTTGTTAAATCTACGTCTACAATTATATCTTCCGTGGTTGTTTTTGGTTCTATGGTTTGGTTAGATGTGTCATCTGATGATTCTATGATTCGTGTTTCAATCAAGTCTGGTAATTTATCCACATATTCTTCAAAATATGCTCCTGCATAACTATCAATTGGATTGCCTGAAATTTTAATTGTTGTTGCGTATGGATTTTTTGATTTAATATAGTAAAACCTTTTGGATTCATTTGTAAGCGGTGATACGTGTAAAGTGGTTTTCCATTCATTGGAGTACCAATCATAAATTGCTCCTTCCCCGTCAACTACATCCAATACTACATTGTCCAATACCTTAAACAAATGATTATGTACAATTTCACCATAAACATGACCTATTAGTTCTAATTTGGAGACGAGGTAATTGGTTGTATTTTTCCCCGCGTTCCCTAATTTATTCATTAGGGATGGATTATGATCTAGACCGAAAGCAATAAATATGTTTGAAAATTTGTCGTATACTAATGATGCTAAGGATGATTCTGAACTATCACCCATTGTTGGATGTCCGTCTGTTAATAAGACATGAATCATTCGTGGTGATGATTGGTTGTTATCGGCTGTTGTGGTTGTTGTTTGGAGATAATCATTCATGGTTTGATTTGCGGTCTTTAATGCTAATTCTAAATTAGTGGAATTTTGAGGGCGAATTTTCTTTATTTGTTCAATTATGTCATTTACATTTTGTGTAGTTACTTGTGTTGTTTCTATAACTGTTCTTACATTATCACTAAATGCATTTACATGCACATAAATAGTTGCTTCTGGATTTTCTGCAAAATAACGTAACATTTGATTCATAGTAAAGTGAATGTGGTCCATTTTTGTTTTACCATCTTTACATAACTCGCTCATTGAACCTGATTCATCTAGTGTGAATAGGAAAAACACTGGATCGATGTTGATTGTAGTTTCACCGGTGTGAATTTCTAAACATCCAAAGGATTCGTTATTGGTGTTAGATGTGGATGTGGATGTGGATGTGGGTGTGAAATCCATATTAGACAAAGTTTCTTTTGAAAGTTTGTTTGTGTTTGTGTGTGTGTTAAATTCTAACAATGCACTTTCTAATATACAATGTTTTGGGAGTGTGTATTTTGGAGTTGTTTGAGTTAAATTTGATGATAGTTCTTGAGTTGTTGTCATTTTATAAATGATGTTGTTTTGGTTGTTTTTGCTGTTGTTGTTGTTGTTGTTGTTGTTGTTGTTGTTGTTGATTACTGTTAGTTAATTAGTTAATATTTATATTTATAACGATATGTTTAAATATAAATCAATTTTTTATTTTTTATTGTGGTATGTTGTTTTTGTTATTTGGAAGGTCGTTTATGCTTTTTTCCACGAACATACATTATTTTTATTTGGTTTAGATATATACATATTTCCATCATTCCCTTTCATTTTTTTATTACAGTTTTCATTTGCAGGATAAGGTGGTGATTTTCTATCTTTATATTTTTTTAATGTTTTACTGTGTTCATTGATAGCATTTCTTCCTGAAACACTTTTGATTTTTTCTGTCAAAGTTTTACGTTGTTTTTCATTTAATTTTAGAGGATTTGTTTTGGTCTTCAATGCATATTTAAAATTTCGTATCCATGAAGATTTACACTCTCCTTTGCATGTTCCTTTACCTATTGATGATAATACTTGCATGGCTCCATTATAAGTACCTATAAATGGCATTGTATGTATGTATATATATTGTTGAGGGAAAAATAAATTCAATAAATTATATTATTATTCATCCATAAACTACTTAAAATCAATCATATCTAATATTATATATATAATAGTCTTATTTATATATTTTATAAAATGGCAGATACAACACCACAAAAAGTAAAAAGAGTAACAAAAAAGACCAAGGCACCTGTTGTAGAGACTGTGTCTGTACCAGTTGTTTCTAGTGAAACTTCTCAATCACCTGAAGCTGTTGATAGTAATACAAAAACCACAGCTGAATCTGTACCTGCATCCACAACTGCTCCAATAAAGGAAAAGGAAATTCGTTTAACTGAAATTCCTGTTGTTGATGAAATCACTGCGCTGAATTTAATGGTTTCCTTTTTAGGATTAGCACAAAAGAGAGGTGCATACACTATTGATGAAGCTTCCAAAATTTGGGAATGTATTAAGAAATTTCAACGACCGATTGAACCAGTTTCTGCATAAACATATAAAATTTATTTGGTATTGGTATTGGTATTGGTAATTCAAAATTTTAATTTAGTGCTTCGTTAGCTCAGTTGGTAGAGCGTGAGGCTGTTAACCTCAAGGTCGGGAGATCGAAACTCCCATGAAGCGATTTTTTATATTATAATTAAGATGTAACTTACTTATAATAAAATAATTTGATATTTATATAATTATTAATATCATTTATAGAATAGTTGGTAAAAGGTTTTGTAATAAAATTATGATATAATTATTCTTTTTAAATTTTAGGTATTTTTTTATCGATACAATAATGTCTTAAAACAACTTCGTTATTTTCATTATATGTATTTGAAAAATCATATCCTCTTCTCATAACATTTTCCCATTTTTCCTCCTTAAATAAATTTGTTTTTATATTACGTTTGTTATTATTATAAATAATAAATAAATTTCTACATAATGTATGATAAAATGACTTTAGAGAATTATTATCTATATTATAAGCATCTATTAATGCCTTATATATTATATCATTTTTCGGATTTACTCCTATAAATGCATTCACTATTAACTCTCCACATTGATGATGACTTCCTAATATTGAAACAAATAAGTTATCTTCTAATAATTTATCAATATTCATTTCTATCATCATATCACTGTCCATATATACTCCTCCATTCAAATATAAAAAATAATATCTAAACAAATCTGCTTTATGAGCTCCATTTTCTAAACTGTTAAATTTTTCAATTACATTTTTAAATTCTTCGATATAATTTTCTTTAAAAAATTGAATTATTTCTTCATCATTAAAATGTAAATATTGATAAGATGGACATTTTGAACATATATTATCAATGACATATTGTTCAGGTTTATGTTTAGATGTTTGTACGAATATTTTAGGGATAAATTTAATATTGTCTTCTTTATATTGTAACTTTTCATACATTCCATACCATTTATTATGTTTTAATTGATTGAATAATTCTGGATTATCAAAATATATTTGTAAAACTAAGTTTTGATCATCATCTGTTATATATTTTTCTTGCCATTCAATTAATTTATCTTCAAATAATTTTTCAAAAGGTATAACTAAATCTGTTGGAACTATAAAAGAACTTCCTAATATAAATACTTCATGCGTTGTTAACATTTCATCTTCGTTTTTTCTAGAAGAAGGTACATTGTTAACAAAATGATAAGTTATTTTATTTTCCGGAATCAATGATATATTTAGGTTTTTTGGAATATTGTCAATATCACAATTCATTCTACCAAAATCAATCCATGCATAAAATTTATAATCTGAATATAATTCTCTTGTATGTCGAACAAAATTAATTTTACTATGATTGATTAAGTTATATTCTGAATATAAATGTTCGGGTGAATGAGATCGCCATTCAGGTATTTTTTTCCTATAAATATCACTATTTATAATTTTTATATCATTCTCAAGATATTTATCGTAAAAAGTATCAACCTCATTTAAATTTTCAAAAATTATATTATCATTAAATTTATTACTATTTGTAATTTGGTTTCTAATATCATCTTCTAAATATACTATTAATTTATATTTTATGTTATTAGCCAAATTATAAAAATAGTTAATATAATAATCGTTAGATGCACTATAATGTTCCCAATTATTTCTATTAATATCTTTGTATGCTGTTATAAAAATAATATCTTTATCTGACATCTTGTATATTATATATATATTATATATATTATATATATTATATAATATAATGACAACAACAAACAATTCCAACTTTTACTACATTACTGTTGCTACAAAACCACACCATGTACTCGATGTTTTAATTAAAACTGTAGAAAGTAAAAATGAAAGTATCGAAGTATTAGGATGCGATAAAAACTGTACATTAGGCGGAGAACTACATGGTAATGGTAGAAAATTCGGAGTCAAATTATTAGAAGTTTATGACTTTTTAAAGCGTGATAATTTAAATGATAATGATATTGTTCTATTTAGTGATGCATATGACGTTTACTATTCAGGTAACAAATCAATCATTATAGAACGTTTTAATAAAATGAATAAACCTGTAGTATTTGGAGGGGAACAATGTTGCTATCCAGATGCATCTAAAAGTTGTTTATATCCAAATACTAATAGTCCATTTCGTTATTTAAATAGTGGTTTATTTATAGGAAGAGTGCATGCACTACGTGAATGTATGAAAGATTATATTTATATAGAAGATGCAGACGATCAATTATGGTGGACTAATAAATTTTTAGAAAGACAAGATTTGATTGAATTAGATTACACTAATCAATTATTTATGAATTGTTTATGGTTAAGAGACGACGATTTAATAATCAATGAAGATAAGGTAGTATTTAATAGAACAGGTAGCACACCACAACTAATTCATGGTAATGGTCCATCTAAAAAGTTTATTGAACCATTATTAGAATATGCTAAAATTAAATTTAATTTATAAATTATTTATAAATATTTCGTGTAAATACTCATGTTGTTTTAAATTTTTTAAAGGATGATATAAATATGATGTATTTATATTATTTTCATTTGTTGTGTCTATATCACTAAATGAAAAAACAATATTTGATAGTTCAATTGGATTATAAATATTTAAATTATTTTGAAGTGCTAACGTATTAAATAATGTTTCATCAAATAACAAAAATTTGTTTTTACATGCAAAATTAGATATTATATTTAATAATTTGTTTGAAATTCTAACTGCACAAATCATAGAATGTGCCCATGGAAAATCTATTTTGTTTTCTAACCTATACCAATGTTGCCAATAAATCGAATTATCATTTTTTGATTCTTTTATTTCATTCATTTCGCATAATAAATCATAATTATTGTTACTATATTTTAAATCTATATTTTTAATTGTATTTTTGTTTGGTATAAAAACATCTTCTTCTATAAACCATATGAAATCATACATATTTTTATTTATTTTTGCGAAATAATATAATGCTTTATCACGAGAGCAAGCACGATCTAAACAATAACAAACACTACCGTAAAAACCGTTATTTTTTGATTCCTCATTATTAATGGAAACAAATGTGATTTTTGTTTCATTATAAATAGATGTATCTATTTCATTATTATCTAAACAAATAAAAACATCATAATTACTATCTATTAGTGTCTCTGCAAATTCGAATAACGCTTTTTTAATATCAATTGTTAAAAAACAGATGGCATATTTTTGCATAATTTAATATATAATTATATATAAAAAAATGCAAAAATATCAAGTCAATAAATTATCATTGAATGCAAATACAATTTTTTATTGTTTTATTTATTTTATTGTCTTGGTGAAAGGATTGTTTTTATTTTTTGTTGTGTGGAATTTATATCTTAAAAAGAAAAATGGTGGAGCTGAAACGAAATTAGAAAAAAAGATATCGTATTACAAAAAATTGACAGAGAATATATTTATTGTATTGGTGTCTCTGTTGTTGATTTATTTATTCAATCCATATCATGACAATAAATATTTAGATGATAAATATGTCAAAATTTTGTTTTTTATTTATGGTATTTTAATGTTAGTTACGTTTGATTGGAGTGAGTTTGCTCGTTTCAGTTGATAAAAAAAAGGTGAAAATTTAGTTAAAATTACAATTATAAAATGTTTTTGGGTTTGGATTGGTTTGGTTTAATTTAATTCATCTATGGTCATAGATATTGAGTTATATTGTAGTTCTGAATTTGTAGCAATTGGTATTGGGATTGGGATCTCTTTGCTAAAAATCTTGTTCATTGTTTCTGTCATTGTATTGTAAAATTCATCATTGTATTTGTTTATATATTGGTGATTGAAATAGAATGGATTAACTCGCCATGTCATATAGTAAAACATGTCTTCTGATGTATATCCCAATTCCAACATTTTGTTTGTCACTTCTGTCAATGACAAATCTGTCTCAAAACGTTCAAAACCGTCTTCATCATCATCATCATTATCATTAATATCATCATCATCATCATCATCATCATCATCATCATCAGTAGCTATAGCAGCAAGAGTTGGAAGTGTCCAGGATGAGTCATATTCGGAAACGGAAGAATTACCAGAAATGTTACCTAATTCTTGGTGGGAATCTGAGTCTGAGTCTGATTCTGAGTCTGAGTCTGAGTTTGAATCCGAATCTGATTCTGATTCATTAACTGTTTCGTTATCATCATTGTTGTTTATTGGAGGTTCATTGTAATATAATTCTTGAGAAAGAATCTCTTGAGATAACATGTCTTGAGATAACAAAGCATTGATAATGTCATCATCAATATCCATTAATTGACTATTATTTTGTGATAGATTGTAGTTTATGTTTATGTTGATGTTGGTGTTTGAGTTGGTGTTGGATGCAATTGGTATTTGTTTACATATCAAATCTTCTCTGCACATTGGACAGGATGTTCGTAACATCATGTTTTGAAAAATACACGATGAATGGAAAACATGACCACATGCTGTTGTTGTTTTGTTTTTGTCTGTGATATCTTCCATACAAATGGGGCATAATGTGTCTTCTGAGTCGGTTGTTGGAGATGTGATGGAGAATGTATTTTTGGCTACACAAAGATCAAATTCGTGTTCTAGATTACGAGGAACTAAATCTGAAAAATATGCCATTTTAAAAATAGATAGATACAAAATTGTAAAACTGAAAAACTTAAAAACTGAAAAACTGAAACTGGTATGAAAATATTAATAATAATAATTTGTAGCTGATTTGGGTTTAGTTGGTTTATTTTAACCAATTTCATTTCATTTCATTTTTTTTTATTTTTTTATAAAAAAATGAAACACTTAAATTTTTACTGGCTTATGGATATCATGTGGATGGCATTATAGATTTGTCTCTATTTTATCATAAATCCAACCGTTTGTTTTGTCATAAGGATAATATATCCATCTGAATGGCTCATTCTTAGAAGTGAATGAAACATCTAGTTGACTTTTATATATATCACTATCAGATAAATCAATTCTATAAATTTCTTTATTCTCTACATCTTGAATTATTATAGCAACGAATTTATAATTATCTCGTATGTCTTTAACTGTCTCTGCGTCTGCGTCATCACTCGTAGGTGAAGGCAATTTCAACGTATAAATGTATGATTTTTCACCTCTATTTTCCTTGTAAAGATCCTTTGCTTCTTCAAAGTCTAGTTCTGTATATTGTTCGTATTCTTTAAATGTTCTATTTATGCCCAATCCATACGGTTCTTTACCACCTTTTAATACTGATATTCCTTCTCCGTTTATAAATTTGGATAATAAATCTCGGTAATGTGCTTTTGATTCTTTATCTATTTTCCACCATTCACTATTATCATCCCAATGCTTTGTTCTTCCTTTGCGTGTATATTCATGCCATGCAATTAAACAATTTGGATGAAACATTGAATATCCAAATGTATATGCTCTTATAGCTATATTTATTTCTTCTCCTATAAAATATAGACGTGGATCATGTTGTACTTCAATGGAAAAAATACCTAAAGTAAAACAAAAATGGGCTGAATAAAACTTTGCCGGTAGTGGTTCATTTAATTGTTTATCTTCTTCTGAAAATCCACCTGGTAAAAATAGCACTATTTTGTTTTCTGTAAACTTGTCGAAATTCATTTTCCATGGAACCATTACTCTACCCTCTGGATCCTTTTCTGGATTAAATGATGGAATATATCCAGTGAGAAGTGGTTTTGCATATCCGGAAGCTTGTAAATCTTTAATCATATTAATGCAAATTGTATCCCAATTTTTAACAAATCTATGATGAGAATCTAATTGTAATGTGTATTCTTCATTATCATATAAGTGTTGAATTTTATTTCTCGCCCAACATGCGCCTTTTGACTCGTTTGATGGTATGTCTATTATTTTAAATCTCTTGTCATCTTTATATTCATCTAAATTATCCCAATCATCATCGGGACAATGTTGCCATGCTATAGCAAATACTAAATTATTTGGATATTTTGCTTTTGATATGCAATCTTTTATGGTTGGCAATAATTGAGGATCCCTATAACTTGCAATTTGTATGAATATTTTATTGTTATTCATTTATGTAATATACATTTATATAATAAATAAAGATTTAACGTAAATATTCTCTCTACATACTGATACTAATATTTGTGGGTGTGATCTGAGGGTGTGGTCTAAGGGTCTTGTGTCTGGTTGTTTCTGGGGTTAAAATTTATATTTTTTTGTGTAAAAAAAAATTGAAACAAATTTTCTTTATTTTTCAACCATAGTAAATTATTAATACTATTTCAGTTACATTTGATTTGTTTGATATTTGATCATAAGAGGATACTAATCATGAGATTCGATAACGAAACCGTAAAGAAGAGTTTCCATGGTTATCTCGATAATGCAAAACTAGAGAAAAAAGATTATCAATTGGAAGGTGTTACTTGGTGTGTCGAGAAAGAAATGGGTGTTATGTTGGATTGTGTCGAGGTGAATTCGGGGGTTGGGGTGTCGCCTGGTACGACCGGTAGAAAATTTATCCGTGGAGGGATTGTTGCTGATGAAATGGGGTTAGGAAAAACTATCATGATGTTAGGTATTTGTTTATCTAACATGATGCCAAAGACGTTGATTGTACTGCCCTTTGCGCTATTAGATCAATGGTGGATGCAAATCTATAAAACCACTGGTCATAAAGCAATTATCTATCATGGTGCTAATAAGAAAAAGTGCGGATTGGACGTCTTAAATAAATCTGCTATTGTTCTTACTACCTACGGAGCTATATGTGGTAAGCTTAATAAAGTGGAGAGTACCAATAAAAACAAGGTGATTGTTGAGAACGATTTACATAAGATCCGTTGGAATCGTATCATCTTTGATGAAGCCCATCATTTACGCAATAAAAAGACTATGTTGTTTTTGGGTGCGTTGAGGTTGAAGGCAGGTATCCGTTGGTTTGTTACCGGTACTCCTATTCAAAACAATGTGAAAGACTTTTATAGTTTGTGTTTGTTGATGGGAATCCCTGCTAGTTTCATAAAAGACAACATCGATTTTATTAGGAGGACGTTTGTGTTAAAAAGAAGCAAGTCTGACGTAGGTATTTCACTTTCTGGTATTGAAACTTTGTGTAAAACCGTTTCGTGGTTGGGAGAGGGGGAGGGGGACGGGGTGAAGGAGAAGGAGAAGGAGGGTTGTCTGGATGAGAAGCTACTATCGAAAAAAATTCATTCTTTGTTGGCATTTTCTGGTGCGACTTTTGATGAACGAGATGAAGGTAGTAGTGATGATATTAACATTTTTGATAAAAAATTTAAGTTTATTGCAAAACCGGGAAAAAATATTCCAATGATTTTGTTGATACGTGCAAAACAATCATGTATTTCATCGAATTTATTGCTTCGGGGTGATGAGGGGGGTGTGTTTAATTCTAGCAAAATAAATAGTGTTGTTGATTTGATTGGGGAGAGAATCGGTAACGGAAATGGTAAAATTGTATTCTGTGATTTCCACGAAGAAATGGATATTATTGAAAAGAGGTTGGGGTTGTTAGGGTTAGGGTTAGGTTTAGGGTGTAAAATTGGTAAAATTGATTCGCGTGTTAAAAAAACTGATCGTGAAAGGTTATTAAATGATCGGTTTGATGTTTTAATTATTCAAATTAATTCTGGGTCTGAAGGCCTTAATTTACAAGAAAATTACTCGGAGGTGTATTTCGTAAGTCCACATTGGAATCCATCGATTGAAGATCAAGCTATTGGCCGGTGTTACAGGTTCGGACAGAAAAAATGTGTGAGTGTTTTTCGATTTGAAATGGATGGTTTTGATGATGAAAAAAGAACGTTGTCGGTTGAGCGCCACATTTCAAATATTCAAAATTCGAAGAGAGAGATGATAAAGGAATTGTTTTAGGGTTAGGGTTTATTTGTATTAAATGTAAATGTAAATAAATGAAAGGGTAGTGCCTTTTTTTCAGCACTGGATAAAAAAATATTTGGTTTATATATTTACAAATAGGAAATGGGTTGGTTAGTGTTGTTTAGTCATCAAAACTGTCATCATCGGATGAATGGTAATCATAATCTGTGTCAATGTCATCTTCGTCAAAAACTAGATTATTGATTGTGATATCGTGATTCATACATTTGCATTTAATTTTTTCTGGAATAGGGTAATTAACACTTATTAATTTATATTCTCCACATAAACAACAATTATTTGCTTGAAATTGCGAGTTCTCTCCATCGTCTTCATTATATACATAAAATACCCAATGTTCTTCTGTGTCGGCACCTAAGGGAAATAAGTCATCTGGATTTGCTCTTGAAATACATGATGTGTTTAATAAATGATGGATTCTGGTTTTTTTTGATTTTATAAATTGCATGATTTCCCATGTTTTAGTATCATAAAAACAGAAATCTTTGATTAATGATTGTAGATCTTTGGGGGTGTCTAATTTATTTACACAAAGCTGTTTTATTACACTTTTGGTTTTGGTTTTGGTGGTTTGGGATGTGGTTGTGGTTGTCATTTGAAAGTAAATACTGATATATAATGTGCTTTATTGTCTAAGTCTTCATTAAATCAATTTTTTGTTTTATGTTGGGTTTGAGTTTGGGTTTGGGTTTGGGTTTATAAAAAATAAAATTGATTTGTTTTTGATTCAGTTGAGACGTTATACTATTTACAAACATGTCAAAAAGAGATAGATCAAACGAATGTTTACATTTGGCATTTATTGTCATTATTGTCTGTTTTATTCTTTGTTTCGTGTCGTCTATAAAAAAACGGACATCACAAACACCGCCATTTTGTTACGACTGTAAATTTTATAAACCATTGTCTTATGTTGGTAAATATGATACGTTTGGTAAATGTAGTCTTTATCTAAAAGTGTATGAAGATATGTTACAATATGAATATGCTGATATAGCTAGACAAAATAACAAAAAATGTGGTGTAAATGGAACGGATTTTCAACCAAGAGTCAAATAAAAAATGGGGAAGGAAGAGGAAGGAAAGGGGAAGGAAAGGGGGAAGAGAGAAAGAAAAAGGGTGATTTAGTTATAGTTTACAATTATAAAAGTGGTGGGGTGGGTTGGTTTTTTTTTATTAAAATTTCTTTAAAATATAGTGTTCGATTAAATCAATAACATTACCTGTATAATACCTGCATCTTTCAAATTTCTTGGCTTGGGCTCGAGTCTTATCTTTGCGGTGGATTTCGTTAATAATATGATTACCTTTGTCTACTATGATATTTGCTAGTCTATTATCGAATGCATTGTTATCTACGATGAACTGCATGTTATTATTGATAAATGCATATAGTTCAATGCATGTATCAACTAATTCATAAAATGAAAAGGTGTTTTTGTTTTTCTTTTGATATTCAAGAGCATATAATTTATGTCTTATGGTGTTATAAATTTTATTTTTTTGACTTGCTATAATTTCTTCTTCTGGAGTGTATATAGAGTCTTCCATTGCGCGTTGTTCTGCTTGATACCTTCTTCTCTCATCAAACTCCTCGTAGTTTCTTGAGTTTCTACGCATTGTCATTGTGTGAGTTGATTTGGTTGAATTTGAGGCATTAACGGAGCGTCCTGATCTTAGTTGCATGTTGTCTTGGTTTGGAAGTATCGCTATTAAAATAATAAGACTGTTAGTTAGTTAGTAAGTTGATTAGTTAGTTAGTAAGTTGATTGTAACGATTAATTAATTGATTGCTTGATTGATTTGTTTTATTGATGTGTATTGGAGAGAAAATTGAATCAATTTTTTTTTTCGAATATGCATTTTTAAAATTACTTAAAATTTTTTGATTTTAGGGTTCGGATGGATTTTAATTTTGTAACTTAATAAAATTCGTATTTTTCATCCGGTGGAAACATATAATAAAATGCTTCTTTACAAAATGTTTCGCCTGTGCTTTCATACCTAGTTTTTTTTTCTTGATTTTTATTGTTTTTTTTTTCTTCAATACTTGAAAATAGTGAGTTATTATTACGCCATAATCCTTTTATTTTTAATTCCCCTTTACCATCTTTTTTGTCATTAATCCAAAAACCTTCATATTCTTCTTCATAAAAATTGGTGCTTTGGTTCGGGTTAGGGTTAGGATAAGAGTCGTATAATTCTTTATATGAATATTTACCATATCCATGTCTATTATCATCTTTCCATTCACCATCATAGGTAATGATTATGTTATCGTTATGTGAAACATATTTGCCTTTACCCCATCTAACATCATTTTTAAATTCTCCCTCATATGTAAAATTAATGTTTTCATTAAACGAAATAAATTTACCTTTACCACATTTAACATCATTTTCGAACTCTCCTTCGTATATGTATTCTCTCTCTATATATGAAATAAATTTACCTTTGCCACACTTGATACCATTTTTAAATTCTCCTTCGTATGTGTATTCATTTTTAAATTTGTATTTTCCATACCCATGTTTTTCATTATTTTTATAATATCCTATGTAAGAACTTACTCCGTCCGAGTATGTCATACTACCATATCCATCTCTGATACTATCGCTATTTTCACGGTATTTTAATTCACCTTTGTAGATGGATCCATCATAATAAATAAGATAATCATCCCCATATTCTTCAATTGCAGAAATATTTTCAATACGATTTGGTTTTGTCATTTTTAATTGGTTGATTTTTTGCATGGTTTGTTTAATTGGTTTGTGTTTGGATTGGAAATATATAAAATCATTTTTTTTTAAAATTAAAAATAATGGTTGTTTATATACACATATAAATAAACACATATAAATGTCTCTTGTGGATAGTGGTGATAAATTATGGAAAAAAATACCATTTGATGTTTTTATTAATCATATTATGCCATTTGTTTATAAGAAACAGGATGTAGCGTTGTTGGACGATATTCGAAATTTTTATTTTGACTATCAATTCATAGTTGATTATTATTTTTTCGGGTTGAATGAATTTTGTTTGTTGGTTGATTTGGTTTTTTTCTGTAATGGCGGTGTTTCGTTGATAGAAAGAGTAGATAGTTGTTTTATTGATATTCTTGATCGGAATATCTTGTTTTGTAGGTTTTCTTTAGATAAAAAATATGAGTTTATAAATGAGCATTTTTATTTGAATTCTCTGACAAAAACGCATGTTAAAAACAAGTTTTTGTTGTCATTGATGACGCCGAGCGAGAGAGCTGGTTTTATGAATGATTTTTTAATTTTAGATTTAGATTTTGAATAAATGGCGTTTTGTTGTAACAAAACTAAAAAATAAATAAAAAATTGATGTTATTTTTATTTATTTTTGGGAGTGAATAAAATAAAACTACGTTGGCTGAATTTGTTGAATTGATATGTCGAAACATTATATTTTGGGTGATATTCTATGTGGTCCTGCATCTGCTGATAATCTGGGGGATTATGAACTTGCAAAAGTAGTTCATAAATACGCTACGGAGAGAAAATGTGGGGGTGGGGGCGACGGTGGAGATGAGGATGAGGATGGGGATGGTGGTTGGCGTATTAGGTTACCTGAAATTACAATAGAAGGAATTAAGGTGATTCCCGAGTTTATTGGAAATGCGAATGGGTTATCGTTGATTTTATACGGTATTGATGTTTGGATGTACAAGAAAAAGAGGTTAATTACAATGGATAGTATTTTTACATACAAACCAATTTTATATAAAAAAACATATATTGAAAAACGTGTGGGGTGTGAGTATGATGTGGATGATTATAATACGGTTCTTACAAAAATTAGTCTAGATGTCTCGTGTATGAAATTCAATAAATTGGAGGGGGTATTATATACTGCGGATAACTTGCATCCATTAGTGGGTGGTGAGGGTGGTGGGGAGGGTGAGGAATGCTGTGTTTGTTTGGAGACTACGAAGACTACTACACCATGCGGACATAAACTATGTGTGATGTGTTGGGGAAATATCAGAATGATTCGTAGAAGATTACCTTGCCCTATTTGTAGAGAGAATCTGAGACAGAGAGAAAAGTTGGCTCATTTGTTTCCACCAGGGTTTGTTGGGTTGGATAATTTATATTCTGACTTTTATGATCGTGGTGGTGATGGTGACGTGGATCTTGTTGGTGCTACTCATCCTGGTCGGCTTACTGGGATTTATAATGAAAATACTGGTACTATTATACCAATTGATGGTGGGGATGGGGATGACGATGATAGTGACGACGATAGTGATGATGATAACGACCTGTATTTTTGGGAAGATTATGATGGGGAGAGAGGGGATGATGGGGAAGAAACGGATGATAATATGCTTATGCGTGAATTGGCGCGAGTTGGATAGTTGGATAGTTGGATAGTTGTAGTTGTAGTTGTAGTTGTAGTTGTATAGTTAGATAGTTTTGTATTTGTATTTTATAATTTATAAAAACTTTTTTGTTGGAGTTAGTGGGGTAGGGTTAATTTTTCATGTATATTAAATAAGGGGCTAAGTATATGCTTACAATTAATAATATTATGTTTGTATCAAAACTTCTTGTGTTTAAAAATGCACTCAATACTACTGCGAATATTACCAGGAAACTATCTCCTAGTAAAGCGTATGCACCTACTTCTTTTGAATAGCCTTTAAAATAATCTAACATGTCATTGGATCCTCTAGGTATTACAGTGAATAGTATAAAAAATAAAAAGTCGAAAATTAGTTGAATTACAACACATAATCCTGCAAATGCTGTGAGGCCTATTTTTATTTTTGATGTATATACTAAATATCTACCTAATAAAATATATAAAACGCCGATCAATATATCTGCTATCATTGCTGATAGTCTGTATTTTTTATACCATCCTTCTAAAGATGGGCTTTTATAATAGATGCGTGAAAATGTCATAAAAATAATAAATAAATCCGCATAGATGTTTGCTGTGATTATGGGGACGTATTCGAATTTATTTGTATAGTTGATTATCGGGGTTATGTTAGTGGTTTTTTCTATTATGAATGTAATGAAAAAAGCGAATATGACTAATAGTAGTTCTTGCATATAGTATAACAATATAAAAAGAATAGTTGTTGAAGTTTTGGGGAGATAGTTGGAGAGAAGGAGAACCCAGGGTTGTTGTCTGTACTCTGTACTCTGTACTCTGTACTCTGTACTCTGTGACCCGACAACCACCCGACACTTACAACCCGCTTACAGCCAATATGGAGTGTATCAGGGTGCTACTACTAAGAACCAGAACAATATACGAGAATTACCCCATATTTACAGGAATCGAGAAATGGGTGAGGAATCGGGAAATGAGTGAGGAATCGAGAAATGGGTGCGGAATCGAGAAATGAGTGATTGGAAAAAAAACATACATTACATTAAATTACAAATTATAAAACTAACTATCTAACTAATTATTTTATTCGTCGTATTCCTCTTCTTCGCACTCACCTTCTTCTACAAAGTTGATGCCTTGATTTTGCTCGTTCCAAAAGCCAACTAGATCTTGCACCATGTTGTAGATGTGACCGTTTTCGTGCCAGTTATCACCATTGCGAGTTCTTAGATAAGTAGTACCTTTGTGTTCGAACTTCTTTACCTTGAATACTTCTTGCTGTGTTTCAGATTCGTTATCAGAAACAACTGGAGTTGATTCGACTGAATCTGGTGCTTTTTTTTCAACTTTGGCCTTTGATTTTTTGGCTGGTTTATCAGCTTTCTTGGCCTCTTTTTCGGCTTCCTTTAGAGCCTTTTCTTCAGCTTTCTTGGCCTCCTTTTCAGCCTTTTCTTGAGCTTTCTTGGCTTCCTTTTCAGCCTTTTCTTGAGCTTTCTTGGCTTCCTTTTCGGCTTCCTTTTCGGCTTTCTCTTGAGCTTTCTTGGCTTCTTTTGCTTCTTTCTCCTCTTCACTGAGGACCTTTGACTTTTTTACCTTTTTAGTTTCGAGGGGAGTTTCGAGGGGAGTTTCGAGGTGTTCTTCTTCTGGTGCAACATCATCTTTTGATACAATGTCTGCGAACATATCTACGACTTGTGATTCCTCAACTACTTTGACTGTTTTGGCTGGTCTTCCTCTCTTCTTTTTCTCTCCGTCTTCAGGATTAGAAGCAACTGACTTACGCTTTCTTGGCTCCTTGGCCTTCTTTTCTTTCTTAGGCTTTTCATGATTTAATAAACGAGTAATTGCCTCTTCACCGTCAAAACCATATAATTTACCACATAATACGATTAATTTTTTTGTTTTTTTTGTCATTTTTAATTCTTTTTTTGTTTTTGGTTGAGTTTCTGATTGAGTTTCAAGTTGATTTTCAACGACGACATCCATTGATTTTTGATCAACGAATGAAACGACAGATTCAACAGGAACAACTTGGGTTTGGTTTAGGGTTTCGATTTGAGCTGACATATTAAATATTGAAATACGGTATATTTGAATATTCGAAATAGTAGATTTACGAGTTGAAATTGCTTGTTTAAAATTAATTGGACGCTTAACTGATTATTGTTTAATGATTCTCCTAAATTAGAAAAATTTAATTTCAATTTTTTTTTTCGATTATGGATTTTTTAATTTACTTAAATTTTTTTGATGTTATAATTTGGTAAAAAAATAAACATGCCTCTTCTATCCTCGTTCTAATACTTAGATATAACAATATGGGGACAAACGGGAATCGAACCCGTGACCTCTCGCACCCAAAGCGAGAATCATACCACTAGACCATTATCCCATAAATACCGATTCCCAATATAGGTTGAGATTTTTTTTATATATAAATGTCAAAATATAATAGGTATATTTATCGACCGTTTCATAAAAAAAAGCCATTTGTTTTTGGCTCTACCTTTACTAAAGGTGGAAATTTAGTTAAAATTACATGTTATAAAATTATTTTTTATCACTATCTGAATCAATCTCTATCAATTCTGGTAGATCATGATAATCATCATCATGATACAATGGTGGTTTGTAGCCCTTTGGAACACCACAATCTGCAAGAAATTGATCTCTATCAAAAATGTCTAATGCTAAATTTTTAAATATGGCTAATGAAATGTACTTAATTTGACAGCTATTTAAGGCCTTTAATCCTAGCATTTCTCGCTCGGTATAAAGCTCTCCTTTCTCCTTTTTATCCACCCATGTTGCGAATGCTACCAAATCATCTGGTTTGTTGAAGAAGTATCTAAAATGCTCTCCATGATTCAGAATGATGTTTGTCAGTGTAGCAT